AAGACTCACCAAACAATAAGGGTTGAACATATGGCGAGGGATTATGAGCGAAGCCTAATTTTTTAATTATTTCAGGGTTAGATTGCGATTTTGACACGGTAATACTCCATATATAGATAATAAAGTTTGATTATATCTTAATTCAGGCACTCAGCGGCCTGAAAGAGTGCGAGAACGATAATCGCTCCCGCTCGGGACACATTAAGACAAATTAAGAAGGAGAACAACCAAGAGAACAACGCCAGCGAATAGAATGTCCTTTAAAAACAACATCACGTTGGACAAGATTTCCAATCTTGCGTTTGGCACCACAAACAGAACAAATACGACGAAGGTCGGGAGAATAAAGAACTTGTTGAACAACAAAACCATTAACTAAATTAGACATAACATAACTCCAGTGATAAAAGAATTTTATTATACCATAAAAAAGTCCATCGATGGACTTTAATTAAAAAAAAAGTTAAACAACATCACGAGAATATTGAGCAAGACGGGCAGTAGTAACATCAGAACGAACTTTAAGACGCTCAGGGGTATTATTAGAAGCATCAAAACGGTCAAGACGGGAGGAAATGATAGACTCCATTAATTCTGGGTCAAGAGATTTCATCTTCTTGTCGTAGAATTTAGGGGGTCGCATTTCACGACCAGATAAGTGGATAGTATCGGAAGGATAGACATCATCTTTATATTTGTCAAACCAATCACCGGCAATGCCCGGGCGACGCGACATAGTCGTATACTCAGGCTTTAAATCAACAACTTCACCAGTATCATAATCAATAACTTCATAATGAGACTTTTTAAGGGAACCATTAACCTTTTTCATAACATAGCGGGCAACATAAGCCGCAGACTCAAAAGTCAAATCACCAACAGAAGCGTGACCAAGACCCCAAACGGAGGTCAACAATTCAGAAGTAAATAAGTCACCAGATTTGGACTTTTTAAGGAGGACACGGTCAGGAAAATCATAACCAAAAATAAGAGCATGATAATGAGGGCGACGGGTTAAATCGCCATATTCGCCACAGTGAAAGAAACGAATCTTCAAAGGCTTAATACGGTCACGCAAACGCTTCATAAATTTCTGAAAGTGGGAAACATCAAGGGAGCCATCAGCAGGCAAATGCTCAGGATCATAGGTAAGAGTGATAAACGAATTAAAAGTATGTAAAGTAGACTCATGACAACAACGAACAGCCCATTGACGGGAATACTCCAAACGACAGCCAACGCATTGGCCACAAGGAATTTTTAAGCCATAAACTCCAACAGCCACATCGTGAGATCCGATGGTATGAGATGAGAATATGAGAGGCCCATTAGAATCGTAAGGATTACGAAACGCCTGGATAGGCGAGAAGCAAGCCATAACTTAAAAGGGAACTTCATCAGGAAGAGGATTATAAATAGGAGGAGGAGAAAAATCAATATCCTCCAAATCAGTTAAAACAGTAAGTTGAGATTGAAAATCAACAGGAGGAACAACAGGGAAAACAAATAAAGAATCGGGGGAATCGGGAGTCATAAGACAAAACCTCCCCGGGCAGTACGACGATTATTACGATGAGAGCGAAGACCTGAACGAAAAACGCGCTTAGATGAACGCTTAGACAATTTAGAACGACGTTTGAATGAATGACGACGAGAACGACGGTGACGCATAATTATATCTCCTGATAGTTAAAACTTGTTAAAAATTTTACCACGATAACCGTGACCAACACGGTGTAAAGGGGCATAGCCGGTAGAAGGACGACGCTTAATACGCTTACGAGACTCATGATAACGACGATTCATATCATCAGAATGCCAAGGCCCAGACTTCTTAGACTTAGACTTAGACTTAGAATTAGGCTTACGAGACATCTGACCTGAAGCACGCTTAGATTTACGCTTACGCAACATACGACCAACAGCCTTGGCGCCACGATACATACCATAACCTGAAGCGACACCGCCAAGGGCTTTCATACCAACAGCAGGAACACCAGCAATAGATCCATAAACATCTGAAAGGGCTTTATTATAAGGCTCTTGCAACTCAGTATTAAGAGCCTCAGCACGAGTCTTACGAGATTGAGCTGAAAGCAAAGAAAGTTGAGCGGCCTTTAAAGCTGCATCACCATACGCCTTAGAATAGTCAGGAGTTTGAGCCATAGAACCTGCACCAGTAGGAGCACCAGTACCACGAGCGGACAAAATAGGATTTAAACCAGCAGCTTTCAAGTCCTTAACCTCACGCTGGTGTGCCGAAGTAGACATAGTCTCTTGCCAAGCACGTTGCTCACGAGAATTAGAACGTGATTGCTTAGCAGACTTATTAGCACCATAAGCGGAAGCGGCCGAAGAAATAAGAGAACCGAGTAATTGAAACCAACCGGCAAAGAGGATAAAAGAAAAATCAAAATCAGCAAAGGAAGGAAGATAAACCAAAACTAGAACGAATCCATAGAACCAGGAACAGAGTATGCTGGCATTGGACGAGCACAGATTAATTTAAAATAACAATCAAAGATGAAATGAGGCTCGGCAGGAACAGCGACAACGCGGTCAAAGGGGGGTTGGTCTTGAATGAAACCCTCAGAAAGAGTGGGAGCAGAACTAAAGAATTGAGACAAATGCCAAGCGTCTAGTGAACCACCAGCATTAGAGCGAAGTTTTCCAACAATAGTGGAAGGCTTGTACCGATATTCAGCATAACGCTCTTGATAACCAAAGACTTTAGCATTCTCAGTAGCATTATTAGTAGCATAAATCTCCTCTTGAAGAACGGCTTGTTCACCAAGATGAGAGAACGAAGGCCAGTAATAGTCATACTTAGTCTTACGAGTCCATATCTTAGGAACACCTTGCTGATATGTAAGATCAGCACGGATAATCATATAACCATGGATATGTCCATGCTCCACAAAGGACTTTTTAAACCCATGATGATTAAGTTCAGCAGTAGCAAAACCGGCTAAATGTCCTTGAGGGGACGGAGTACCTGAAGAAGTAGCGGAAGTCTGAGCGACCTGGGTAACATCTAAACGAGAAATACCACCGCCAAGGTATTCAGGACGCTGAAGACGAGAATCGGGGGAAACAACACCAAAATGGGCTTTAAGAATTTCAAAATAACGAGTACCACCACGAGCATCCAACTCTAAAATCTTTTGAATAGCAAAAGCCTCACGCAACGCATTAACAGTAGTATGAACAGAGCCAGTAAGGGTAGAAGTAATATCTAGTTGAGCGTCTTTTTGACGCTTAATAATCTCATCATCAGGGGCTTCAGAATGCATTTTAACATTCCAATCATTCTTTTTAGTACCAAACCAACCTGAATGACCAGAGTCAACATAATAAGCATAACCAGAATTATCTTGATTAACAGCAGTAGTAGTTACGCCAAGATTGCCAATATCATTAATAAAAGACGCTGTACCTTTCTGTGGCCACGGTAAGCAACCAGTAAAATAATCCTTAACCTTACGAGAACGATCAACTTCATAAGTTGAAGTATCAGGCCCATCAGAAGTATCAATAGGATAAGAGTCTTGGATATTTTCATCCCTAAAATACTCATTATAAATCAAATTATGAGCACGAAACGGAAGAGCAGAAACAATACAATCCAAATCCAAAGGAAGACCAAAGTAATCATATAAATTACCAGTAACGGCTTTACAGCCATGCTGGGGGATAGTATAATCAGTAGTATCTCCAGGATTATCCTGGGCTCCATTGAACTTTTCCCAATTTTTCCAAACAAGACGGTTTGGAGTAAAGAAAAAATGGGTAAAAAAACGGACATTATCCATAATCGGATAAATAGGCGTAGTCATACGACCGAGTGCGGTTAGACGAAGATTAAAGGTATCACCAGGCAAGACTTCATCTAAAAATATAGGAATAATAAGACCAGCATTGCAAGTAAACTTATGTCCATGAGAACGATTGAAAGACGAACGCTCATGACGCACAGCAGGAATTTGAGAGAACCGATTACTATCAGAATGACCGTACGTACGAGACATTATAAGTCAGAACCAGCGATAACTAAAACAGGCTTATCTTCAGCAACAATAACATTAATATTAAAATCAGCATTAAAGGCACCAAGCAAATAAAGAGAATAATCACCTTTAGAGCGAGACATAGGATTTTGTTCATTCATAACAACATTAGAAAAATCACGAGTAGCAACGTCATTATTACGAGAATAAAACGGAGTAGAAAAAAAAGCACCCTTATCATCAAAAATAGAATAAATATTCATAGCAATAGTAGTAGTAAAAAAATCATATTATAACATAAAAATTAAGGAAAAAAATACAAAAAGTAAATAAACTTTAAAAAAACTGACAAATTAGAAAACCTGTCAGTTAGCACAGTTACATCAAGTGAGTAACTGTGCTTTCGCCTCCGGCTCAGGAGCCTTAGCAGGCTCAGAAGGAGACTTTTCCTTAACAGGAGGGGTGGAGGTATCATTATCTTTAGTAAGAGCATCTAAAGAGGCTTCATCGAGTTCTAAAAGCCCTAAATCATGGGCTTCTAAAGCATTATTAGGATTAGCGACAAAATCAATCAAATTGGCAGGGTCATTTCTAAACTTTGAACGTACAGCAGAAGGCAAGTCCTCAAATGCGGATTTTGCTTCACATACTTTATTGAACATCTCAACAAAGGGAAGAGATTCAGAGAAATCCTGAAACACATCAGGACGAAGGGATTTATCAAGCAATACAGCAGGATTATGTTGGGCACGAGCAACAATAATATTAAGGTCACAAGCATCTTTATGAGACTGCTCAGTCAAAGACTCCCCAAACAATAAGGGTTGAACATATGGCGAGGGATTATGAGCGAAGCCTAATTTTTTAATTATTTCAGGGTTAGATTGCGATTTTGACACGGTAATACTCCATATTTAATTAATGAAG